GATTAAAGGTAAATTAGATACCATATTATCCACACTTAACTATACAGAATAACTCATGGCCTTTCCACTATTTAAACAAAGTATGATGGCCTATATGCAAAATCAAGATGGTATTAAAGATTTTAAAGATTTTGCAAAAAAGATTACACAAGAATACCATATGTGTATTCAAAGAGGAGTTCAATTAGCAAACAATGTTCCTATACAGAAAGGAAATACTTCTTTAATGGAATCTTTGGTAACCATTGCTTGTATGACAGCTCTAGGTAAACAATCAGGAACACATACTTTTGCAGATGATATAGGAAAGGCTGTAGTAGGATATTGGACGGGCTCAACTTTAATTTTAATGCCTCCACTTATTCCAGCCCCAGGTTCTCTTGTAAATGTATCTTCTACATCAGCAATGTGTACATCACCAGGAACATGGACTCCAGTCGGGCCAAATCCTCCAACTGATGATAGTGGTATGTTTTTAAACATATTAGTAGCGGGAATGATGACTCATGTATTAACACCACAATTTATGTATTCAACTGTTTCATTATATCCCGGCCCAACAGGCCCAACACCTGCACCTGGAGTTGTATTGGGTACTGGATTTAGCATTCCATAGATATTTAGAACCATAAAATTAACAAAGATATATTTATATTAAGATAACAAGAATTAGAAATGAATAATAAGCAATTAATTAAAGTAATAAAAACACTTGTCGAGGCGGAAGTAGCCAAAAGACAAGAACATTTTTTGTCTAAAACCTTTCCTAAGATATTAAAAGAATCTGTTAAGAAAGTATTATCAGAATCAAAGGTAAAGACTAAAAAAAATATACAACCAATAAAAGAAATCGATCCATTTGATATGGCAAACGAAGTTCTTCGAAACGAACAATCAGCAACTGTTGTACCAATACAAGAAAACATACAAGCACCACAGAGAACTTTCTCAAAGAATGCAGTTTTAAATCAAGTATTGAATCAAACAACTCCATTTTCAAAAGCTCAAAGAGCAAGTGGAGGAGTACCAGGAGGAGGAACTAAATCTGTATTAGATAATTTACCAAAAACAGAACAACAACCAATGGTACAGGAAAACACACATATACCATCGTATATGGATGCAGAACCAGATATTGACCAAACAGTTAATATGGATACAACATTAGGAGCAGGTGGTCCTGAAGCGTTAAGAGCTCAGATGGCACAAAAAATGGGATATCAATCAATAGGAACAAACCCAACTAAAACTGGATTAGGAGTTCAAACTGGTTTACCTGGTTTAGATAGAATATTAAATAGAGATAACTCTGAACTTGTTAAAAAGTTTAAGAGATAATATAAGAAACAAATAGATGGCTTACATTCTTGACAAAAAAATAGTAAAAGATACCGAAGAGTTTTCGAACCACGCGTATGGAATTACTTTGCCTGTCATGAAAGGTAATAGTGGTTATTTTAATCAAGCATTTTCATCGTTTGAACAAGCAAAAAGTAATTTAAAAAATTTACTATTAACAAATAAAGGTGAGAGAATTTTCCAACCAGAGTTTGGAACAGGACTTCAAGGATTATTATTTGATCAAATGACAGATAATTTAGAAGGAAAACTTGAATCAGTAATAACAGATAGTGTTAATTTTTGGTTACCTTATATTGATATAGAAGAAATAGAAGTAGATATGACAGACGAGATGAAAGATAGAAATACAGCAGGAATTAAATTAAAGTTTTCTGTTGGTGGACAATTTGAATCTCAAGAATTAACATTTACGGTAGAGGGATAAATAAATGGCATTAAATAGTTCAACAAAAAAATCGAATAAAGGTAGGGATATAAAATACCTTAATAAAGATTTCTCTAAATTTAGAGAGAATCTAATAGATTACGCAAAAACATATTTCCCACAAACCTATTCTGATTTTAACGAATCTTCTCCTGGAATGATGTTCATAGAAATGGCATCTTACCTTGGTGATGTTTTATCTTATTATACAGATGATACATTAAAAGAATCGTTAATGTTATATTCTGAAGATAAACAGAATGTAGTTGCATTAGCCGAATACCTTGGATATAAACCAAAAGTAACTTCACCTTCGATTGTAAAATTAGCAGTATATCAAACAGTACCATCAACTGGAACTGGAGACGAAGTTAAGCCAGATTTAGATTATTGTTTAAGAATCAAAGAAGGTATGGTAGTTAAATCATCCACATCAACAACTTCTTTTAGAACATCTGAACTACTTGATTTTGCAGTAGAAGATGAAAGAGAAATTTCTATATATCAAAGTAATGATGGGACACCTACTTCTTATTTATTAAAAAAATCTGTAAATGCAATATCTGCTGAACTTAGAACAATTGAATTTGATTTTGGTTCATCACCTGAACAATTTTCTAAAATACAATTAGGAGAAGATAATGTAATTGACATATATGATGTTAGAGATTCAAGTGGAAATAAGTGGTATAATGTTCCTTATTTGGCACAAGAGATGGTATATGTTGAATATGCTAATTCAGAACAAACTGATAAAGATTTGGCTCAATTTAAAGAATCTGTACCAAATGTTCTTAAAGTAATAAAAACATCAAGAAGATTTACAACTAAAGTAAATGAAGATAATACAACATCATTAGTATTTGGTGGAGGTAACTCTACATCTGGTGATGAATTATTAATTCCTAATTTTAAAAATGTAGGATTGGGATTAAATAACTCTATTGATAAAATGGGAGCATCATTTGACCCAGCAAACTTTTTAAAAACTAAATCATATGGACAGGCTCCTACTGGTAAGTTTACAATATCTTACTTAGTTGGTGGTGGTGTTGAATCAAATGTTGGTGTTGGTGAATTAAATAATATTGAAACAATTGAATTTGATGAAGATAATACATCATTCCAAAATAATGAATTAGCTTTATATAGAGTATCTAAAAACTCAGTAGCTTGTGATAATGAAGAAACAGGAACAGGAGGAAAGGGAGCAGATACGATTGAAGAGATTAGAGAAAACTCACTTGCAAACTTCGGTTCACAAAACAGAGCAGTAACAAGAAAAGATTATCAAGTAAGAGCATTATCACTACCTCCTAAGTTCGGTGGAGTTGCAAAAGCATATTGTGCACCAGATGGTGAGTTAGATAATAACTCTCCTGCCTCTATATTAAACAATCAAGCTTCACTTGATGAGTTTGTTGGATTGGTAGAATCACTAAAAGATAAAAAGTTATCCGAACAAGAAATGAAAGATCAGGTAACTAAGTTTTTAGGTTCTAAGAAAGGTAATGTAAATGAAAAAAATAATCCATTTGCAATTAATTTATATATACTTGGATATGATAATAATAAAAATATATCAACATTAAATCAAGCAGTTAAAGAAAATCTAAAAACATATATTAGTGAATTTAGAATGTTAACTGATGGTGTTAACTTAATTGATGGATATGTTATAAACATCGGAGTAGATTTTGAAATAAGAACTTATGGTGGATATAATAAAAGAGAAGTATTAGTTAAAGTACAACAAGAATTGGCAAATTACTTTGATATAGATAATTGGACATTTAATATGGCAATTAATATATCTGAAGTAGAGTTATTAATCGCAGGTGTTGAAGGAGTTCAATCAGTACCAAAATGCGAAATCACTAACAAGTGTTTAGGAAACTATTCAGAACATTCATATAATATTGAAGATGCAACTAAAGGTAAAATGGTTTATCCATCTTTAGACCCATCGATATTTGAAGTTAAGTTTCCTAACAAAGATTTAAAAGGGAGGGTTATATAATGTATTATTTCGTAACAGCATCAAAAGATTCAACAATTTATTTACAACAACCATCTCAAAATACTGGTAGAGATGAGATATTGGAAATATCTAAAACATATTATGGTAATTTAAAAGATATTGCACATACATTAATTCAATTTAATACAAATGAAATATCTTCTAAAATCACAAGTGGAGAAATAACGGCATCAGCTGCAGATTTACTACTTAGAGAATGTGAATCAATAGAAATACCAACTGATTATACACTATATGGTTATATAGTTTCTCAATCATGGGATGTTGGTATTGGTACTAGATTTGATAAAATATCAACTGTTGGTTGTACTTGGAACAAAAGAACAACTTCAGATAATTGGCTAATTGGTTCGGCTTCATTAGAAAGTTCAGGTTCATTTAATGGTAAGGGAGGAATGTGGCTAACTGGTTCGGCAGTATCTCAATCATTTGAATATCAATCAACTGATATGGCAATGAACATATTAGAACCAATTAATAAGTGGGTGGCTGGTACATTCCCAAATAATGGACTAATCCTAATGCATGATTCAGCATTAGAAAATGATACTGAAGATTATGGACAGTTAAAATTCTTTTCAAAAGAAACAAATACTATATACCAACCTAAATTAAGAATTGGTTGGGATGATTCTACTTATAATACTGGTTCTCTTACAGAACTTACATCGGATGATATCCATGTAACTTTCAAGAGATTAAAAACTTCGTATAAGAGGGGAAGTAAACCTACAATCAGAGTTTTTGCAAGAGAGAAATATCCTCTTAAAACTTATACCAATCAATATTCATATACAGATGTTAAATATTTACCAACAACTACATGCTATCAAATTAGAGATATAGTAACTGGTGAAGTGGTTGTTCCATTCGATGATAACTATACTAAGGTTAGTTGTGATGCAAATGGACACTTCTTTAAATTAAATTTAACAAATTGGGAAATCAATAGAGATTATTATATTGAAATAAAAATAAATAGAGATGGTGTAATAGAATACTTTGAAGACAAGGATTTATTTTTCACCGTAGAATTATAAAATGGCAGCTAAACCTGAAGATTACAGACTAAACGAACTTTTAACAAAAGGTTCTAAAGCAATAGATAAGACCAGAGATAAAAAAACTGGTAGTATTCTTGTGCGTAAGAAGGATGGTAAACAAGTAGCTCCATTTAGTAAAGTAAAAAAAATAATTCCATTTGGTTCAAAACCAATTAAAAGAAAACAAATATCACCAAGATACAAATCTGATTGGGTTGATTCTGATGAATTTGATGAAGTAGAAGTTGAAGGACAAACTTCCTTTAGTGGAGAAACATCAGGATATTTAGAAAAACCTAAATATAATGAAGATGAGTTAGTAAAGGCAGTTGATGTAAAGGTTGATGAGTTAATAAAACCCAACAAAAAGAAAAAACCAGATTATGTTCTTAAAAGAATTTATACTAAACTTTTAAGAGAATATGATGAAAAGATAACTGAATTAGAAGATTTAAGAAGAGAATTAAACGAACAGATATCTATAAACGAAAGACAAGTAGCTGAAATACAAGGACTTGAGGTATCATTAGATTCTGCAGAACTACAAAAAGCAGCTGCAGAGAATGAATCACAGATAACAAACGAAAGATATTCGGCATTGTTAGATAACTTCCAACAGGCAGTTATCAAGGGTACTAAGGAAGGTATAGAGAGAGTTTCTCTTACTGCACAAGTTCGAGGATTACAAGCACAAAAGGCTACGTTAAAATCACTACTTGAGGCTCAAAAAGATTTAGTTATAACATTA